GTAGCCTCCTCGCAAAAACCGACCTTAAAGGAGAAGCAAGAAGAAGTGTCTCTCCAAATAAATAGCTCCTTTTTGGTAGAAAGCGGAATTCCTATTAGAGTAGAAAAAGACCTAGAGTCGGAAATGATAAAACAATCTCTAAAGAAAAATATGGGTATGCTCCCAACTAAACCTCCTTTTACTCTTCGTGGAGCATGGCCTGAGAGCCGTTTTTTGACCTCGACAGATAAGAAAGTAACCTGTGCTCTCGCCTCAAGTGATTATGTCCATTTAAATCGAAAATTTGCGGCAGCTCCACAAGATTGTAGGAGCTGGGCGGCCATACATCACGCGTGGGATATACTTCCGATGTATGATTCTTGTCAGGTCTCAAGGTATAAAGAAATAAAATGGCTGGATGATTCCATACGCTCATATGTTCATGAACCATGGATAAAAGCGGAAGACCTTTTAGAGACAGATACAGTTTTAGAATCACGAAAATGCGACCCGATACCTTCATTGAAAGATTTAATCTTAAGATCGGAATCGTCCTGGTGGTGGTGTTATGGGAGAACTAGAGGTCGTCCTCACGTTGTAGCGGCAATGGCAGATCTGTTTCCACATAAGTATGCTACAGCGTTAACGGATATGAATCGCATGACACAGAAACCGAAAGAGGAATTTGAAAAAGTGAAGCCATTAGTTCCGAAGGCTATGGACCTGATGTATCATAAGATGCGTATAAAGGAGTTTGGAAAGGAAAAAAGTATTCTAGACTTTGAGAGATCAGTGAGTGACATGTTCTTAGGCGCAAGCAATGGATTGCAGCCCGGGAAATCCTATGTCCTATCAAGTCCAGATTTTGATATGGATGTATTGGTGTCTCCGAAAGGGAAAAAATTAGAGACCTTCATAGATGACCTAAATGCTATACTAGAATTTCTCAGAACAGGAGAAGACCCCCCGGTATATTGGAATGTGACTCCAAAAAATGAGAACCTCTTCAGTAGAATAAAACAGCTTACTGATGAGGAATGGTCAGCTTGGAAGGATAAGGTTAGACTTTTCATCATTCCCTCATCAGTGTATATCTTAGGAGAACGGCTGGTAACTCGAATCCGACATTTGAAGGAACGGGGATGGGTTATCCAGATCGGTCATACGCATTCAAGGGGAGGAGTAGATCGCTTTGCGAAAGTCCTAGGAGTAACATGGTTAACGCGCTTTATGAAGATAATTCATGAAGGAGATGCAAAGAAATTCGACCAGACAGTGAAGGAATTTTTTACAAATCTTTTTATGAGTACTATGTTGATTCATGAGTCATCAGCATCCCCAGATTATGAGAATAAGAAAAGAATCTGTGAGTGGTTAGCTAGGAATATGGTTAATCGAATGACTCGTCTCTTCCAGGATTTCTGGGTCTGGATAAGTGGCCAAGTCCCATCAGGTTGCTTAGATACGTCGCACATGGACTCATGGATTATGGCCCTATATTTTTTCCTTTTTTGTGTTTACACAGTTTGGACCTCACCGAAAGAGGATCAAGAAGCCCTAGAGGACATATTGGTAAATGATGTCTTTGGAGCCTTTTACGGAGATGATTTCGCCTATAATGCAGGACCAATAGATGGATTAGGACAGCATTATTTTGGTGTTCATGCCTTCTCTCGTTTTTGTGAGCAGTATTTAGATGTTAACATACGAGATATGAGAGCAGGGATTTCCTTTTTATCCACGACCTATGAAGGATGGTTAGTGGATGCTGGTCTAAATTTTTTAAAGCATCAGTTTGTGGAAAATCCATACCGAGATAGACCAGGTCAGTGTAATTTCTTAGCCTTCCGAGAGTCTCCGGAATTTATGATGAGAGCCATATGGGGACGGGAGACGAGGCCACGAGATGCATTAGATGTCCTAATGTCTACCATAGGGCATGCGTATGGTACCTACGCCTCAAATAAGGATGCCTATCAGCGCTTAAAGCTCCTATATGTCCATTTG